TTATTCACAGCAAGCAGGTAGTTTTGCGGGATTTGACAATCCTTATTTACTTTCAGGTGAGTTAGCTGGAAAGTTTAGAGGGTTTGATTATGGTACAGAAGAAGAAGAAGAAGAAGAAGAAGAAGACAATGGAATGTCTAAGTATGAAGCAAAAAAAATTGCATTAATGCGAGATTCAATGGACTTTAGAAATTATATGTTGTCTCCTGAGTATCAAGATCGAGAATATAAACGTGCAGATGATTTAGCTGCAGCTCAGATGGCACGTGCACAAGAGTATGGTAAAGAATCAGCCATGTATGGTTATTTATATCAAGGACTACCAAGTCAAATCGCCCAGGCCGCATTCTCTAAATATGCATTTAGACCTGAAATGGTCAAAGGTGTACAAGACGCTTATAGTAGACTGAATACACAAGGGGCTATCAGAGCACCTCAATATATGCAAATAAACGCTTGAGGTAATTATGAGCTTTACTGACGCATACGGGTTTGATCCTTATAGTTATAGTAATGATTTTGCTTTCCCCGATTTCACTGGTGGGGAACAGTTTGATTTTTATAAACCTGAAGTAAATCCTTTTGACAATCCTTTTGGAAATACGTATGGAATTGATTATACGTATGGTCAAGGTGGCACCACAAATGAAAATAAGGGTGGTGGGTTCTTTGGTGATATAACAGCGGGTGGTTTAATAAAAGATCTTGCTCCTCTGGGAGCTTCTCTGATAGGTGGTAATTTAGCTAATCAAGCAGCGCAGAACTATGGCCAAAGTTCAGCAGAGGCAGCTGCCATTATTGCAATGGCTAATCAACAAGCACAAGAACAGCAGTTTGGATTTGGGTTAAGAGCACAAGATTTAACTGCAGCGAACCGTATTAACGATGCAAATCAGCAATTAGCAATGCAAAACAGTGCACCGTTTCGCAACATACAAACAAGAAGAGGAGTACAAGCTATTGCAGGATCAGGCGCACCAGCATCAAATGCTCTTGCCGGTCGTTATCTGATGCAGTTTGCTTGACTTGGGTCTGCGATAATTAATAAATATGAGCTCCTTTTAAAATATTGGTCAAATAGGTTCTATTTTAGGAGGAATAGGAGGGACTCTAATTGGTGGTCCTGGTGTAGGTACAGCAATTGGGAGTACTCTTGGAGGCGGTTTAGGCAGTATGCTTGGCGGCGGCAGTAGCGGCAGCAGCAGTGGCGGTGGTAGTGGTGGATACGGAGGCGGAGGAGGAGGAATGATGTTTCAGTTGCCTCCACCCAATCAGTTTGCAATGGATTATATGAAGGATAAGTTCTTTAGTCCAAGCGATCTTGGCTTTGATAAATGGGAAAGTTCTGATAATAATGTTGTTGATAAATATAGTTTTGCAGGTAATTTATTAAGGGGTATTGATGATAATAAGTTAGATAAAAATCAAGCTTTTAATTTATTAGGAGCATCAGGCATTAATATGCAAGACCCAAATTTTTTAAATAGTAAGGCTTACAATGACTTACTAACAGATACTGTTGGGAAAGCAGAAGGAAAAGATATGTCAGCAGGGTTTTCAAAACTTCTTTATGGCAATGAAGGGGTAACAAATCGAGAACAAGAAGATATTTATAATTTAGCTAGAAGTTTAGGTAAGGCAGGATCAACACAAGATCTTAGTAACTTTACAACTGCCTATATGGCACAAACAGCTAAAGGACTAAGAAATCGAATGCTTTCTCCAGATGAACAAAGACTTGCAACACAATATGGTGGAGCTGTTTTTGATGATAAAGGCTCCATGTTCTTTACGCCAACAACAAGTCAAAAGCGTAGGGGCGATAGAGTAAATGCATTCGAAGATGCCCTCTATAGTGCGTAACTAATTTTAGGTATTTATTATGGCAAATTTTAAAAAATTTTTAAAAGAGTACGGTGGGGACGACCAGATCAGTGGGGTTGATATTAGAGATGCCACTAAAGCAGGTTATTCTTTTGCAGACCTAGATGCTTTTACTCAAAGAGCAAAAGATAAAGGTTTAAAAGCAGGTAATTCTACTCAGATCCAATTAGATAAAGCAGCAAAAAATAACGCGTCGTCGTCATCACCTCCAAGTTCTAGCAATACGCCTCCGGGAGCAACATCTACTGATTTCAATATAGATAATGTTAAAGATCTTACTTTATTTAATTATCCGTTCCAATCAAATTTATTAGATAAGTCGCTTTCGAGTGCTGAAGCAATTGCTGCATTACAAGGTGATGCTTCCAAATACATTGCAGATGCCAATGCAGGAGCATCGATGTATGCTTCAGACGCGCAAGTTGATATTGCTGGTATAACTAGTGCATCAGAAGAAAGATGGAGAAAGTATCAGGCAGAGCAAGACAGGCTTAAAGGTGAGAATGTAGCCACTATTCAAGGTGGATATAGTCTTGATTTACAAGAAATAGTTAATACAGGAGCCCAGGATGTAGCTAAAATTCAAGGAGAATATGGGATAGAAGGAATTAAACTCAGTGGTGCATATGGTCTTGAATCAGATCGTATCAAAGGCGAGACTGCACGCGATGTTGCCTCAAGACAAAAAGATGCACAAATCTTTGGAAATTTAATGGCTGGCTTCTGGTAATAATAATATTGGGTTGTATTATAATTTTAAAAGTAAAGTAAACACACTTTTAAAATGGCAGTAGCAGGTGACGGTTCTGATGGAACTGATGCAGCGGTAGATCTAAAGACTTTTCAAGATTTACTAGATAAACTAGAAGGATCTAAAAAGCGTCAGCAACGCCAGAAGTCTGTTGAAGGACGCCGTGATGTTTATTCGCAAGGTCTTGCTTCAATGATGTCTAATTTCTAATTAAAATCAAAAGGTTATTTCAATGGTAGATGATACCTACGCTAATGATGATTGGTTTGATCTTGACAAATATCGTCAAGCTGCTGGAGTAGCCTATGATTTTAGTAAGAAAAAAATGGAAGATGCTGGTGACCAAGAGCGTGCGACAATAGGAAAAGGCGCACAAGAAAAACGGACTACTAATGACCAAATGCAGCGTTTCTCCGAAAAAGACGAAGAAAGAGATTACAAGCAAGCCCAATCAGCTTACCGATTCTGAGCTTAATATTCAGGTCTTTAGCTATTGGGTAGACAATTTAGATAGTGCGACCAAAGAGTCTTTCTGTTCTTTTGCGGAAGAATCTTTTTCTGCTATCCAGGTTTATTTATACGCTAAATTTTTAGGCTATGACAGCAGTATTTCAGCTGTTGACCTTTGGTTAAAAGATTCTTTTTCAAAACCCGATCATTTAAAAATCTTGTTGTTAGAGATAGATGAAATGCAGCAAGACATTCGTAAATTACGAATAGATATTGAAAATGGTGTTATCAAAAGAGATGTTGGTGTAGCAAGAATTGCGTCAATGCAAAAAGAACTTCGTGGAACAATCTCTCAAGTTGATTCCTTTGTTTCATCACGTGACCGTAAAGGCTTATTAATGGCTGGTGCTGATCGTGCTTTACGTGAAGTAGCTTCTATTTTTAAAGATGATCCAATTGAAGGCCCCCTCCAAGAAGCTTCAATGAGTGTGTGGGCTAGAATGCAATTTGAGGATTAATACTATGGAACAAAATAATCCTGTCTTTACCAAACAAGCTGTACCAACTATACTTAATGAAATAGCTAAGAATAGAAAGTACAGTTCTTCATTACCCTCAGCACCTCCCAGGCAAGATGATGAAGAAGCCTTTCAGGACTTAATGAATAACTCTCCTGAACAAACAGAAGGCCCCGGACCACAACCGTTCCAAAATCTGTTAAACGAACAACCTCCTACCACTCAAGAAGAAGAAGACGATGTCTAAAAACAAAATGCCCCCTCAGCTTTTAGAACATTTTAAAAAAAAGAATGAATCTAAAGAAGGCAAGAAAGCAGAAGAGTCTGCTGAGAAAGGTTTAAAAGCTTCTAAAGCTGCTAAGTCTTACAAAGATAAAAAGGAAGATGCAAAGAAGTGAGGTAGTATTTAAACAGTAGTGTTTTAAATAGTGCCTTCTCATCTTCATCTTGCATATAGACGTAATGCTCAAGCTGCGGCTAAGAATCATAAAATACGTAAGAGTGATAAAGAACAGCTGTTTGAAAGAGCACGAGATGACTTTGGTTACTTCTGTGAATACGTAGCTGATAAACCACCAGCAAAACACCATAAGGAATGGAACCAGCAGTTAGTAACGAACAATGATAGTTCTTGTTTACTAAAAATTGCTGGACCAAACATTGATTTATTAGGACCACGGGGATCCGCTAAATCGACTGTATTGGGTTTATTTACTGCTTGGGCCATAGGTATTCATACGCGAGCCAAGAGGCCCTTACAGATCCTTTACTTAAGTTATACGGTTGATATTGCACGTTCCAAATCAGCTACGATTAAACGTATTATTGAATCAAAAAAATATCAAGAAGTTTTTCCAACTGTAAAACTATTGAAGAATGTAACTAGTAATGAATATTGGTCTATTGATCATAAATTTGCTGGTATTGATGTAACAGGTGAAGAACAGTTTACGTTGTGTGCTGCAGGTCTTAAAGGTTCAGTTACTTCAAAACGTTCTCAACTTGTTATTATTGATGACCCGATAAAATCAGCTTCAGATATTGGGAATCCCGATATTCGCAAGATGATGCAAGATAATTGGAACGCAGTGATTGCACCGACAATGTTTGAGGGCGGTAGGGCGATCTGTTTAGGTACTCGTTTCCGTCATGATGACATTCACTCGACCACGTTCTGTCAACAAAATAATTGGATGCAGATTGTGTTGTCAGCAATTTTAAACAATGATGTAACTGGGGAAGAAGAATCATATTGGCCTGAGATGTGGTCTCTAGAATACCTCAAGGAAAAGAAAAGACAAGCGCCTGTTGCCTTCTCTTTTCAGTACATGAATCAAATTATCAGGCAAAATGAGCTATCACTTGCGCCTGAGCTTTTAGTTAAAGCAGAGATTGCAACTGAGTTTGACGCCCTAGGGATTGGAGTAGACCTTTCTGCTGGTACTAAAGAAAAAAATGATTACACTGTAATGGTTCTTGGTGGTCGCATTGGCGATAAAATCCATATTATTGATTACAGGAGGTTACGAGTCATGGGTAACCTAGAAAAATTAGATGCATTAAAAGAGCTTTTAACGGACTGGTCGGTGATTGGCCAACAAGAAGACGGTGTATATTTTCCCACTTACTCTACGTGTGATATTTGGTCAGAAGCAGTGCAGTATCAGGCTTCTCTAGAAGCAGACTTTAAACGAGTTTGTTTAAATAATGAGGGGCTATATAATTTAATATGGCATCCTGTAAAAGGATTCCGCGCAGATAAGCTAGCCCGCTTCAGAGGAATCATGGGAATGTTTGAGGATCGTAAAATAGTCTTTAACCGTTATCGTAATTTCACTACAATGTTTGAAGAGCTAACTAACTTCGGCGTTAGTAGTCATGATGACTGTGTTGATTCTTTAGTTTGGCTTGTAAACGGTTTAACACGTAAAGGCAAATTGCAACTTGACTATTAATGGAACAAATTATTGCTTTAGGTATTGCATCTATAACGGGTGTTGGATGGTTTTCAGGAAAAATTTTCAATCGGATGCGAACTTTAGAAGATCGTATTGATCGAATGCCTTTAGAGTATGTCTTAAAACAAGACTATATTCGAGAAATGGAAAAGATGAATGAAGAGTTCAACCTAATCAACATAAAGCTTGATAAACTTGTGGAAAAGATCTTATCCAGATGAGTTACTTTATTGAGATTGAAGAACATGAAGACGGTGATTTGTTTATCACCATCCCAGAAGAAGTTATTGAAACTTTAGATTGGGAACCAGAAACTTTACTGTCTTGGAATATTAAAGGTGATGGCATTATTATTCAACGTTTAAATAATGAATCAGGTTATGAGCAGGTAGAATAAATAAAAATATTAAAAATATGGAATTGGCTTATAAATATTTGAACCAACTTCCACCTAAAGGGAAGAAAAAGTTTGATGAAGAATTTATGTATGTCTCAGAAGGTAATGTAAGTTCCCCACGTCCTTCCAGGAATGTGGCACCAGCCTCCTTCTTAGGACCAGGCAGTAAAGGCGCAGGCTTCTCTAACGTGTCAACTAAAGGTATTTAAAAATGAATAGTTTAGTAGGACAACAACAAGGATACCCAGACATGATGGATGAAATACCTAGAACCTATTATCCGGGTCGTGGTTACTTATCTGATCAAGAAGCATATCCAGAAAATCCTTTTTATCGTTCTCCTCGCTATAGCGGAGGTATTTATGATGGGGCATTTCAGAATATTCCGCCTAGTCGAGACGGCTTTCATATAGCTCAAAATCCTATGAACAGGTTTGACTTAATGAATGATCCGCGTTTCCCAGGTGCACGTAGGACAAGAGACTTTCTTCGGCAAACAGAACAAGGTGTTCCATTAGATAAACGTAATATGGGACGAGAAATTTTTCCATTACCTTTAGCAGCTGTAGGAGCTGATCAGCAACCTGCACAAGGCCCTAATACACCAGTTAAAAAATATCCAGGAATGGGTTACGGTCCTTATGGTCCTGGTGGCGGGGGACTTCCGCCAGCTCCTGTACGCCAAGCAAATAACGCAGGTTTTTACATGGGAGGACAAGCAGGGCAAGCAGATCAGTATCCAGCTTTAGCTTCTGGTTTTTTAACTAAATATCTAATAAGCTAATGGCACAAGACGATTCCAAATATACAAAGCCAGGAGTTCGTGAACAGATTAAAGACCGTGTCATGAAAGGTACCAAGGGAGGTAAAGCAGGACAATGGTCAGCACGTAAAGCACAACTCGTAGCTTCCGAGTATAAGAAAGCTGGTGGCGGGTACAAAGGTGGAGAAGGAAAGAAGCAAAAATCTTTAAAGAAATGGGGTGAAGAAGATTGGCAAACTAAAGATCAATATGAAAAAGGTAAGAAAGCTGCTACGGCAGCCAAAAAAGCTAAGGACAAAAAATCATGAAACAAGCTAAAAAAGACTTACAAAAAATTTCAAAGCAATTGAAAGGTAGTGCCAAGATGCACGCCGGTCAAGCTAAAAAAATTGACAAGCTTGCAGGGAAGTATATGGACAAAAAATAATGGCAGACAAAGCAATCCAATCTGACGGTACAACCAAACGCTACCTACCCAAAAAAGCCTG